AGTCGTTATCATGCATTGTTACTCGTAAATATTTTGCTGTATATTCTTTATCCATATTATCACCTCACTTCTTATTAATTGAAATTCTGCTTTCATTTAGTTATCTAATTCTCAAACTTTCGCTCTGTGGTTCTAAATGACACCACTCACAATTAAGTGAACCATCTTGTCCTTCTAATCCATTTTCCTTTAAATAATCTCTCAGCTTTTCTCCATCTACAGCATCGGGTTGTTTAATTCTATATTCTTCTGGAATATTCTCTACATCAACATCAATTGTAAGTTTTCTTTTACCACCATTCTTCTGAATATTAAATGAAAATAAATCTGTTGTAAATTTCTTCTTACCTGTTGCTCTCATACACATTTCAAGATTTTGTTTCAACCATTTGATACGATTTTCATATGTTTTTTTACGAGATGTAAGTCGGTTATTTTCTTTCTGAATACCATCTACATCTGCTTCAAGAGCCTTGATAATTTTCGCATATCCATCTGCTTTATCTTCGATTTCGTATTCAATTGATTCAAGAGTATCCATAATCACTTCTTCATCAACTTCCTCGTCTTCTAACATATTGAGAAGTTCTAAAAAGTCATTTGTTAATTCATAAATATTTGCCATATAATTTTATTCTCCTTTTTCGTTTTTTAATCTATAAGCATTTTCAAGTAACATATCTTTTAAAAATGTTTGCTTTGTCTTTACTTCTTTAGTTTGAATAGCCTTTCTAATAGCATAATTATTACCAACTAATACACAATATTTTTTTGCTCTTGTAATGGCTGTATAAAGTAATTCTGAATTATTCATAATATAGCTACTTGTATCCATACCAACAATTGTTGATGTAAAACCAGATCCTTGCATCTTATGTGTGGTACACGCATATGCCAATTCAAGATTTTTTGAATCGCTTTTACTAAATAATACTTCTCCGATACCAATAAAATTAATTGTACAATATCCATTGTCTTCAATTTCCTTAACGATTCCTATATTTCCATTAAACACAGGTGTTATATCACCTTCTGAATTTGTACATTTATAATTATTTTTTGTATTAAGTACCTTATCTCCAACTCTAATCGTATATTTCTTAGCTTCATCATTCTTTTTTTCTAAGAAAATTTCAATCTCATTACCATTGTTGAATTTTGGATTATAAATATTCTGAATTTTAGTATTAAGATTATAACAAGAGAGTTCTCCTTTTAATCTCATAGGAACACATACTTGAACTTCCATAATATTATCAAATTTCTCCATTTCAGTTTGAAAATGTCGAATGATACAATCTGCCATAGATTCTTTTGAATTAGATATATCTAATTCCATATCTTTTAATTCGCCAAGTATAGCACATCCTTCAAATTTATTATTAAAAATTTGTTCTTGATTTGCTACTTTAATTGATGTAGGAATAATACCACTCATAAGAGCCTGTCTATGTGGTTTAGTAAGTTTTACAACAGGAAGTACATTACTATCAAGAATATCAGCAAATACTTGACAATTACCAATAGGTGTTAGCTGTTGAACATCACCCATAATAATTACTTTTGCACCTGTTGGGATTGCTTCAAGCAAGGATAAAAACAATGTACCGTTTATCATAGTTGCTTCATCAATCAAAACAATATCGACTGCTAATTTATTCTCTTTGTTAAACATAAATTCGCCATTTTGATATCCTAAAGCCCTATGAATTGTACTAGCTGGAAGTCCCGTAGCTTCTGTAATTCTTACACTTGCTTTGCCAGATAATGCACAAGCTAAAATATTATAGTTATCATATAATGAGCAAATACCATTAGCTGTGCTGGTTTTTCCCGCTCCTGCTAATCCAGTTAAAGCCATTACATGATTATCTAAACTTAATTTAATAGCAGCTATTTGTTCTTCTGTAAAATTAAAACCTTGTTCTTCTTCTACTTTCTTAACAATTGTTTCCCAATTACCAATATTAAATGATTTTGGAATATAATCATCATGAAGACCTATTCCATATGAATCATTTTCTACAACTTCTATAAGCCCGATTTGAAGTCTTATTAATTCATTCATTATATTTTTTTCTAAATTGTAAAATTTTTTGAGTGCAATTTTTGAACCATTATTAAGAACTACAACATCATTATCATCCATCATTTGTTTCGCTGTAGTATTTATAACTTCTTCTGGAATATATCCTAATGTATCATATAATGCTTTCATCAATTCTTGATAATTAATATAACTCTTTCCTGCTTCTCCTTGCTCATTTAAACAATGTAATAAAAATCCTTTAACTCGTCTAATATCATATTGACCAATCCCTACTTTACAAGCTACTTCATCTGCTTTTTTAAATCCCACACCATCCATACGCACTAAGTCATATGGATTATTTCTTACAACGTCAATTACTGTATCTGGTGAATGATAAAAGTCTACTAATTTTTTGATAAATGTATGTGTTAACCCTAACTGTCCAAGTTCCATATAAATAGAACTATAATCTTTTGATTCTTCATATTCATCAATCATTTTTAAAGCTACCTGATTGCCAATTCCTTTGATTTTCATAAGAGATTTTATGTCTCTATTCTCTAAAAGTTGAATTACATCATCATATTCATCGAATAGTTTATCAACAAGATTTTCATTTAATACATTTTTAAGGAATTCTTTCTGTTTATCTTTACTTGAAATATCAATACATTTACTAATATATACAATTTCGTATGTGTCTCCGTATTGCTCATTAACTTCTGAAAGTTTACAATATACTTTATATGTTGTTCCATATTCTACACTTGGGCATATTCCTTTTAATTTAATTTGAGGTTTATCATAATTTGTAAATTCAAGTAATTTCGTTATATTTACTTTAAAAATTCCAAACTCTCCACTTTTTATTTTTTTTGAATATTTAGGATAGAATATTCTATCCAAAACACATTCAAATTTTAAAATTTTTTCTTCAATCATTAACATACCTCGCAATCTGTTATAAGTGAATTTCCTTTACCATACTTTCTATAAACAATGTCATATTGAGTAATTACGTCATATTCTTTATCTATATCAGCAACCACAATATTCTTTCCTTCATCATCTTTCCCTATAATTTTCATGGCAAATTGTTTCTCAGAATTTTTAACATCAATAATATCTCCGTCTTGTAAAGGAAGAATTTTAAATATTTCTTTTTTAATCTTCCTATACTGTATTTCTCCATTTCCCATATTATAAAGAATTAAGTTAGGTGCAATAACATTTCTTGTATTTAAAACAAAATATCTATTAACAAACAATGGATTTTTATATCTCACTGTTCCAAATTTATTAACCTGCATCTCCATAATTTCATATGGATTAATATGTTCATCTGGAATAATATTGAATATTTCTAAAAGAGCTTTTTTAGAGTTAAGATTATTATAAGATTTACCTGTTTTTGATAATTCAGCATTTGAAATCACAATAGATTTGATAATTTCATCAGAGATTTTTTTATTTAATGTAGTTATTGTTATTTTATTTTTCCCATGCAGCATATAAAAATAATCTCTAAATAACAATAATTTTTTTGTTTTTCCATAATTTGAACAACAATCAGCAATAAGATATTGTTCTAAAATTTTCTTCGTTATTTTATTCTCTAAACACTTTTCTAAAAAATCATAAAATGTAGAACTCTCACACATACATTTAAATAAAATGTTTGGAGTTTCATCCATTTTTTCTTCATCTTTAGTTAAAAACATTTCAATTCGTTTCTTTGCTTCATTAATGTAATACTCTTTATCTAAATATTTAGGAATGCTTTTTTCATGAATATCTTCATTATCTATAAATAAATGTTTAGGTGTATTTGCAAACTGTTCATAAGATTTAACACCTTTCTCAATTTTTAATTTATAAATAGAACCATCAGACACTCTTTTACTAGCAAATACTCTATGTACTTTACCTTTTAATAATTCCCCGTCTATTGATGTGATCTTATTATCTTTTGCAGCTATACCATTTCCATACCAAATTTCTTTATATTTTGCAGACAACTTAATAACTTTTTGGAATTTGATATATTCTGTACATTCATTGATAGTTTGTTCAACTGGAATACTATAAGCTAAATAATTTCTAACTGCATCATTAAGGATAGGTAAATCATTATCAATGGGTTTATTGAATTTAACCATTGCTCCTTTACATTCCAGTTTTCCATTTTTCATAACAGCAATGTAATTATTTACATCTTTTTGAATGAGTTTTGTATATTCATCAATTTCAAATTCCATTCGAAGTCGTTTCCCAACCTCATTTGTAATCTCAATTACCTTATTCTTCATGTCTTCATTCTCACAAAGAACAAAAATACCATCTGTATTTGTCTGTAATAATCTACAATAAGGTTCAAGTTTATCAATCAAATCAAGAATAAACATTTGTCCAAATATACAAGTTAAATTAGCCATTAATGGATCATATGCTGGATTATTTCTATCTTTAGTTGCTCCATATACACCATTAATCATAGGTTTGAGAGCTTTATTTTTAGAATTTCCTTCGTCTTTTAATTTCAATCTAAAGTTTTTCATTTGTTTAAAATCATCAGGATTTTTGAATTTTCTACTCAACAAATCATATTCGATATCTGTTGTAGGATACATTGAAGCTACGTCAGCATGTAGAATAATTCCTTCAAATACAGCTTCTTTGTCATCAGCACCATGACACCCTCCCCATGCAAATACATGAGGAATTCCTGCAACATTGCAGCATAACTGATTATTATGCTGATTGTCTTCTGACCGAAGATGTTCTTTATATCTCCAATTTTTAGGATTCATATACCATTCTGGAATAAATTTGTATTTATCAGATAATTGAATTGTTTCTGGAAGGCGAATATCAAATTCATCATCGAGAGTATGTTGGTTTACGGCATTTAGAATTTTAGAAGCTAATTGAACTTTTGTCTTTGTGAAGTATGACATATCAAGACCATATAATTCAATGATATCTAATTGACCTTCAAAATCATCCCAACAGTAATCAAGAACTCTTAATACTTCAATTACATCATGTTCATTATAATATAATGTCTGTTCTATTTCTTCATCTGTAAGTTCTCTATCAATATTAAAGTCAACTTCTGTTTCTCTAATATCATCTCCCATAAAAGCTTCTAACTGCTTCAACGATTTATCTTTTAAAATAGTATCATAATCATTTAATGGATATTTCTTTGCATTTTTTACAACTTGAAAAGGTTTTTTACCCTCTTTAATGAGCTTATCATTTACATATCCAACATTAATTCCATCAAGAATTCCTTTAAAAATTCCCGTATCATACTGTCTGCCATTATATGAAATAAAAATATCATCTTTATGGTTATTATAAAATCCTGTTAATTTTACTCTATCATTTATTATAACTATTTTATTTTTTCTATCTTCATAATTTATAAATGTAACACAAAACCAACCTCCTCCTGGTATAGCTGAGTATACTTCGAAATCATAACCCCAAATTATACTTTTATCTATTATATCAATCACCATCCTTATCCAAATGTAAATCCAGAAACTTTTTCACTCTTATAAAACATCCAATCCTCAACTATTACTTGTGCTACTTTACCTGATTTATAATCAATAGAAAATCTTCCTACAATATCAAATTCAAAATTATCTCCAATAGAAATAATTTCTTTATATAAAGAAGCTAATGAACTACCTCTTGTCTGTTTTACAAATTTTATATTATGATACGCAAATTCAATTTTGTTCTGTTTTGCACCTAACAAATAAAGACTATATTTATTACATGGAACATTCTTGATAAGAAAAATAGGTTCAGATACAGTGTTACCCCAAATTCCATCCCATTTAGCAACATTTTTAATTATTTGATCGTGAATTTGATTTGCTTCATATACGTTATATACATGATATGTAGGTTCATCAATTTTTCTCATTGTTGACAGCAACGAAAATAATTTATTTGTATTTTCAAAATAAATTTCACATCCAAATGCGTTTGGATGTCCTTCTACTTTATTAAACAATCCTGTATCTTTACACCATTGATTAAAATTTAAAATTTCACATTTATCACTTCCTCTACCACTTCCTCTACATACATCACCTTTTCTTCTCATTAATAAACATGGACGTTGATATTGGTCTGCAAGTCTATTAGCAATAAGACCAGTAGAATTACTGTCAACATTATCTTTTGCATTACATACAAGAATAGGCAATTTATTCAAATTAAATTGTTTGATTTCTTCAGATAAAGCAGCGGCACTATTTTCTGTTATTTTTTTCTGCTTTCTATTTGATGATTGACAAGCTTTAAGAACGTACTCTTGAATAGTCATGTTTACTACTCCTTTTCCTCGTACTTTTCTATCAAGCATCTTATCTGAATTACACAATGCTTCAAACATATAACATTTATCTTCATATTCTCCTAATCGAATCATTGAGTTCATAAGAGGGCAAATATAAAATCCAATACCATTTATTGTGATTTTATTATTCATTGAATACATTTGAGCATCCACCAAAACAGATATAAGTTTATTTTTACTTACTTTATTTCGTATCTGTTCTAATCCTTTTAAAATTAAATATCTTGTTTGAAGATTAACTACATCTGCTCTATCCCCAATCATACCTAATGCAACTAAATCTAAATAATCATCTGCATATTTTACACCATAATATTCATCTAATAATTTTGTAAATTTATATGTAATTCCAACTCCTGTCATAGCTTTATCAGTTACTTTATTTGAAAGTTGATTGTTAACTACTATTGCAGGATTATCAGAAGCATCAATACTATGATGATCTAAAATAATAACATCTTTTCCACTCTTAATTAATTTTTCACATTCTTTTGAATCTCCTGAACCTGCATCTGGAATAATGATAAGTTTTGAATCATCTTCACACATCACATCTACAAATTCAGATAATCCATGTGCTTTACCTTTGTGAATAAAACATCTTATTTCAATATTAGGATTTATTTGTTTTGTATATTGATAAATGTTAGATGCTGATGTAAAACCATCAACATCACAATCTACTAACAAATCTATAATGCTCTTATTTTCAACATGATTTACAAATACATCTCTTGCTTCTTCAATATTATCAAAGAGTAATTCACTCTCTGTATTTTTAATAGTAGGATGTAAAAACGAATTAATATCTTTGATACCTTTCAATGTTAAAATATCATTTAATTCATATCCAAACCTCACATGTCCAAGTACATCATATTTAAAACTCACTTTACACCACCTTATTTATTGATTAGTTCCCACATATATTTTATTCTCCATTAGTTGAATTAAAATTTCTTTTCCTCTATCTGTTGGGCTATCCTTATATCTAAGTAAATCATTTGTGTCCCAAAGAACCGAAACAGTTACAAACGGACTCAATTTATCAATAATTTTATCTTTTATGTGTTTAGCCCACTTTTTACATTCATCAGAATCAATGATTTCGTATTGTTTGTCCAATGCAATTATCACTTCCCTTACACCTAACATTAAAATCAATCCTTTTTGATAATCTGTTAAATTACTTCCACATAATGCAACAGTAAAATTATCTTCTCCAAACATAGTGTCTGTTTGTAGAACTGATTTTTCAGCTTCTACAAGCATGATTTTTCTTTTTTTTTGGATAGTTTTTATATTATGATTTAACCCAAATAAATTCATTCCAAGTGAATGATTGTAAAATTTTCTTCCGATTTTAAATGGGGTATATTTGCCAAACAATTCAATATCTTCGTTTATTAATGATCTTCCACGGACACCTATTAATTGGTTATTTATATCAAAATGAGGAATTATAATTTTTTGCTGCCATGTAGAATATAAAATGTTATATTTTTTCATGGTCTTTACGGATATTCCCTCTTTAATCCATTCTTCTGTATACATTTCTTGAAAAATATTTAAAATTCTCTTATCATATGGAACTAATAATCTTTCTTTTGATTCTTTTTTACTACTCTTTTTATACTTTCTAATGAATTCCCAATCAGAAATTTGTTCCTGTTTACCAAATCCATATTCATAATTATCAAGATTGAGTTTTACGCATATCCAATTTATAGCTTTTTGAAATTCTTCTTGTTCGTAGTCTTTATATCCCATTACCACACCAATGATATCCAATTGACCACATTCTGTATAGCAGTGAAAAGACATCGAATTTTTATAATAATATAATTTAGGTTTTGTGCCATGATGACATATAGTGTCTGTAATCCATATATCATCATCTTCATAATAAAAAGTTGCATCCATTTCTATGAGCAATTTTCTAATATCTTCTTCTTTTAATTTCTCTTTTAATTCTTGGGCGGTCATCATATACCTCCCTACTTAGATACTTTTTGATAATTCCATAGCCAAATCTGACCCTGAGATATCTACATCCGTTTCAATAATTCCAACATCACCTACATCATCAAGCTTAAAATCAATAAGTGTTTGTTCAATATCAGTTATAAGTTCATAATTATAATTTGTTACAAAACAATCAACTTCTCTCATTGTTCCCATATTAAGTTTTGTCCAAATAATGATATTGTGCCACTTACCGCCACGATTTTTGAAAATATAATATGACATATTTGGAATTAACTTTCCAAAACTTCCATTACTTTCAAGAATTGGTTTGAGTTTTTTTAAATCCTTATGAGTTACTGGAAGTGCTAAAATACCACCATCTGCTTTTTCAATAATAGCCTTAGAACCTTTTAATGCTCCTGCATCTTTATTACCATCTTCTTTATAATTGTCATTCAACTGCGTTGAAGAACCTAAATATATATTAAATTTATTACATACCAATTTTAATGACTCACTAAATAAGAAGAGAATTTGATCCGTTCTAAGTCTTGTGTGAGTTTTATTGTAATAATATTCATACAATGAAGGGGAATCATTAATGTAATCAAAAAAACAAGCAACTATTTTATAATTCAAAATATATTTTTCAATAGTTTCTGAAATAAGGTCAATTGTAAAATCAGGCATATATTCAACATAATATTCATATGTCTCAATATATTTTGCCGATTCATTGAGAATTTTTTCTTCTTCTGGTGTAATATCATCCCAAATTTCAATTCTTTCTTGTTCAATACCACTTACATGTGCAAGAATAATATCTTGAATTTCTTCTTTTTCTAATTCTGTAGAAATAAATAATACTGGTTGACTATCACCTGTGGAAATCCATTCTTTTTTATTCCAATCATATATTCGATCGGATACCATATTGCATCCATCTGCAAGTGAATTTCTTGTTTTGCCACCACCTGATACAGAACTCCTCAATATGTATTTTTTAGGTCGCATACCTCTATATACAGTTGTTAAATACCTTGATTGAAAAGGATAACCATATACATTCTGTTGTTCTTTGTGTTCATTTAATCTATTTGTAATTCCATCTCCCACTTTGAATGAATAGTTATCACTAAATCTATTTTTCCACATAGATTTAAAGTCCATAAATTTATTATTTATTGCATTGAGAACATCCATACTTGTTAATCTATTAAATGCTTCTAACTTTTCATCGTCATTTTCATCATATAAAAAACTAATATCCATTTTCAATGATTCTGCGGCATTTCTAACAATAGAATATTTACGAACATCATCATAATATTTTCCAATGTTCATAGTCTTATCAGATGACATATCAATAGCTGATTCAATATATCCCCAACCATCATTATTCTTCCAAAGCGAAATAGCTGTATTAAATTGGGAAATTTCATTTTCTATATCAATAGGGGTAATTTTTTTGACATTTCCTTTCTTGGCAATGTTTACAATCGCACCCCAAATCATTTTATGAAAATTTTCAGGATAATCATTTTCATTTGTTGAGTATTTTTCATCTAATACATATCTTGGATTTAAACAGTAACACCCAAATAACAAAAAAATAGCTTTTTTATCTACCTGCTGATTAATATTAATTTAAATCACCACCTTTTAACAAATCCTCCAAATCTATCAAAGATGTTGATTTTTTTTTGGAGTTTATAGAAGTTTTTTTGACAATCTTAGTCTTGATTTTTATATCTGACAATTTATTGATTTGCTCTTTCAATTTTTCCTGTTGTGAATAATAATTTTTGGCTTCATTGTAATAATATTTAATTAATGATATACCATATTTTTCAATAAAAGATTTATTTAACACTTCTTTACAATACCAAAGTGTATAAGTCATTGCTGCGTATGAATACTCATATTCAGTTTTAAACTCTTTAATTTGTTTGAGAATATACCCAGTTGGCTTATCTAATTTATAATTATTACAAATAAATTCAATCAACTGTTTATATTCAATAGATTCTCTTTCAATTTTCTCATAACACTTTTTACAATATGTTTTTGAAGCATGTGTATATTTTTCTTCTGGTTGTAGTTTTTTTCCACAACTTTTACATGTTGATAATCTAGCCATATACATCTCACTTTAAAATAAGAGGGATGGAAAATCCCATCCCCATGTTTATAGTTTTAATATTTATGCTTTAATTTTATATTTTTTAATTAAATCTTCAAGTTCCATTACGATTACTTTTGTTAAATCTAACTGTGTATCCCTAAGTGTATCAAACATTTTTACATGTCCATTATCATCAAGACCAAGATTTCTCTGAAGAACTGCTGTTGCTTCTGCAAGATGTCCATTTGATGCAAGTATTCCACCAAGTTCAACTCCTCTTGCTTTAATTGCGTCAAAATCTTCAACTGGTGTAGCCTTATCAATTGTCTTTTCTTTAGTTGTAAAATCTCCACCCAAATCTTCAACAGCTTTTACCCAAGTTGATTTTAAATCTTTAACATTGATTTTATCTGGAAGATTAAATGTATCCTTTAAATCTGGATATTTATCTGTTTTCTTAAATGTAATAAATCTTTCGTCCTTTTCTCTATACATATATCCAACAAGATAAGCAGCTTCTCTACAATATGAAAATGTATTTTTATTAAGCTTTAATGTATCGCTTTCTTTCTTTGTATCGAAATCTTTACTATGTGTTGATTGTGCAATAAAATGTACTGTATATCCAAGACTCTGAATAATACCAATATTTCTTAACGCACTTTTAAAGCGAAGAGAACCTTCTCCAAATGCGCCAACATCCTTTAAAATTTCTGCATCTCTATTTTCAAGTACATATCTTTCACAACTCTCTTCAAATTTATCAAGTGTATCAATTACAATACATGAAAATCTCTTTTTAAATTCAGGATTTCTTAACTGACCAATGACTGATTTCAAATCTGCCATTGTATCAATTTTTACAGCCATAATCCCCGGAATATTCTGAAATCTATCTTCAAATTCTAAAAATAGCGGATCTTTATCAGGCACAAGTTCTTTTAAAAATTTCATAAAAGTTGTTGTTTTACCAACACCCGTATCTCCCATCCAAACTGTAGAATACTGAGTTAAATCAACTGATACTTTATTTGGTTTTAAATCTAATAAATTTCCAATCATTAATAATTTATCTCCTTTATTTTTAAATGTTGTTTACTTACTCAAGATTAATCTTGAGTAAGTTTATTTTATCGCTTATTACTGTGCAAATGGATTATATGTAATCTGTGGAGCAGGTGTGCTAGTATTCTTCTGGAATCCTTCTGCTGTCTGAGAAGATGATTTACCTGCTTTAATTTCAGCTAACTTAGCTTTTCTCTTAGATTTTAATGTATCAATAATATCCTGCGTAAGCTCATGCTCAAATACTGTACTAACCGCAGTTCCAGACTTAATTAAATTCTTTTTAACGGTCTTTTTTACTTTCTTTACAATATCTGTACCAAATGCTGCTTTTTCTGTAACTTCTTCATAACTAACAGTATTTATAACTGTTCCAACAAATTTTGCAAATCCACCTTCATAATAACCTGCACTTCTAAATGCATCTGCCATTGATTTGTCAACAGTCATTCTAATTGGAATAAATGAATCTACCTCATAAGAATTAGAATCTTTAAAATCTTTCTGATTCTGTCTAATTGCATCCATGACAACGATTAGATTTCCAGTTAATCCATTTTTTGTCATTTCATCTGAAATTGATTCGATGACTCCTTCAACTTCAAATTTTGCTTCTAATACTGATGAATCATAATCTTTTGGTTCAACTTTATTAATAAATTTTGCATATACTTTATTTGTTGAAACAACATTACCATCATTACCCTTAAAATCATTTACTGAAAATGAACCGTCTGTAATGGAAATAATATCGGGTTTTTCTCCTTCTTTACAATGCTCAAGATCTTTCAGGTTGTTCATTGCATCTAAATATTTCTTATAAAAATAACTTTCTTCGGATGTGAAGTTTTTATTTTCATCTTTCTTATATTTTGGAGAAGAAAAATTAATCTCATGTTCACTATCATCTGCTGTTCTAAGTACAAGAATTCCACCAATTTTCTCTACTCCTTCATGTTCAAATTCTTCAATGCCATTTTTTACAAGTTCACCAGTTACAGTTACTAAATCCATAAGTTTTTTCATTAACAATATCCTCCTATAAGTAAAAAATATAAAATAATAATTAATCTATATAAGCGTCATTTCAGACGTAACATGAAGTAAATCTATGTAAAATTTTATATAAAACAGTGATTTATAGCTTTTCAGAGTACACAAAGCTAAAGGTATGCTGTTACCACCTATATATTTATTCTCTGTTCTATTTTTATTTGAAAGTTTGATTCGATTGAATCCATAAGATTTATTTTTTGTTTTACTCGGAAATTATTCTTTTTTATAATTCTACATTTTCCATAACAGCTCTAGCTTCTAAAACAGCAATATAATCTGTCATTGCTTTAATTTGCATATTATATGTACTTCTTGGACAAGTGGGTTTAAATTCTAACTCGTCTCTATCCCATTTATCTAACATATTTTTAAGACCTTTATATCTGATAACTAACTGGTCATATTCAGCAATAAATCTCTCTTTGTAATCTGTGCTATTCATCATTTCTACTGTTTCTTTTAATGTTTTCATAAATATTATTCTCCTTTTCTCCAATGAAATTTGGATTTTAATTATCTTCCTGTCTACCTGACCAATTACATTGAGTACATAACTCATCAAGTTCATTCATATGATTTTCAAGATATTCCATAATAT